ATAAACTCACCATGATACTTGTCATGGTTGTGGGTGTACTCTCGTCTCACCCAGCACTTGAAGTGCGGTATATTTGACTGCAAGAACGCCATGTCTACTTCCTGAACTGTGCCGTCTTCACGGCGATCTTCTTCGGTTGTGCAACAAACTGTTTTCCAGACTTTGTGCCTTCCCGCTTTGCCTTCGTAGTCGCAGCATACTCTGAAGCTGTCAAAGACGCACGTGCTTTCTTGGGCAGGTATCTTTCCCCAGTGGCTTTTGAGCCTTGGGTAGAGTTCTTACCACTCTTGGTTCCCCACTCCTCGTCCCCCCACTTCTTTAGGCTTTTCTGCGGAGCTTTCAATCTTTGTAACCTCCGCCTTTAGCCTTGTATTGCTGCGCCAGCATCTGTGCCTTCCGCGCACTCCATTGGCCCGGAGAACCCCCCTTGCCGCCACCCTTAATACTCTCAAAGAGCGACTTTCGCATAGAGGGCTTGGTGTAGTTTCCAGCCTCGTTGACGCGGGACTTTGGCTTTGCCATCTTTTTCCCTCCGGGTTCGGTGATCTGTTTGGACATACTACCACGGTTCATGGGACCATGCTTTCTTCAACTATTGCGTTGTTCATAAGATCCTTCATTAACGCAGCGTATTCGCTTCGATAGTTTGGATCATCTGGGTAGATGCCGGATTCGGCCAGAATATCCTCTATGTACTGCCCAGCAATGCCCTCATCTCTCCATGCCGCATTGTTCTCGAACAGCTTTGCCATCGCGGGCACATCGCTAAAGCGCTCCGATTCTGGCATCCTCATGCGCGACTGCGCAAGGAAGGCTTCCATCTCGGTGGGCCTAGCAAGATATCGCTGTAGCTCGGGGGTGTCCCTAAAGTCTGTTGGGTACGCGCCGTACTTGTCTGTTCCCTCAAGCGAATTGATCCCGTGGTGGGTTTCGTGAAGAGTTGCGCCCAACATGGATTCTTGGAAATCATTAGAGTAGTCGTTTGGTATGGAACCAAAATCTCTGTACGGCTTATCCAGACTTTTTGAGTCTGGGGTCAGGAACATTGCCCCAACAGGGCTGTCTAGGAGTCTCCTAGCCATGACATCTTCTTCGGGACCATAAGTCTCAACCTTATTGTCGTTCATAGGGTCTGGGTAAAAAGCGCCCTCAAAAGGACTTATGTTGCTGTAGTCATCGCTAAAATAGTCGATAATTTGTTCTTGCGGTGCGTACCCAGCGACCGAGTTCACATAACTGTTTTTGCTGGAGGGATAAAGCAACACAGGCATGTCTTTTAGCTCTGGATAGTCTTTGTACAACAGGTCGTGGTTCATGACCTCGCTCAAAGGAACCACAGTAGCGCGTAAGGTTGATGCTGGGTCCCCATCCATGCGAGGTCCGGGCCTACGCAACTTTGCGTAATAGTCCGTTATGTTCTTCGGCCCAAAAGTTGCTTCGTTATCAGGCTGCTCAAAGCGGGGCATCCCAGAAGGGTCCATGAATATGCGATCAGCAGGGGCATCTGCCGCTGTCTTTGCCCTTGGACCAGCAAAGTACGCTTGCTGAAGATACTCCAAGCCCTTGGGGTTAGCCGTGGGCTTGGGCTTTCTTGTGGAGGAACTAGCGGCCATATCAGCAATTCCACGCCTTAAGAGACAAGGCCTTCCGGGTCGGACGGCCCTTTTCGTCCTTCATTGGCCCCGGCATTCCACCCATACGTGCGCAGAAGCTTTTGCGCCGTTTGGCATCTTTCTCGGTCTTTGGGTTCGGAGCCGGGGGCTTCAAGTTCATGCCTTGGGCCTTTGCCGAAGCTCTGCCCTTGGCGTTCAACCCGCCCTTTGGATCTTTGCCCTCTTTCCTCTGCCATGCCGGAGACTTTGCCATTGGCGTCCACCCTTATGAGTAGAAGGCTGTGACCGAGGTAATGTTTGTCAACGTCGAGATATATAGGTCCGACGTAAACACGATCCCCTCATCGGGGATGTAAAAGTTGTGCGTAACGCTCGGAACGAGATCGACGTCCAAGAGGGTTGCGCCCCCGTTGCCGTCAGTCATGGTCAAGCGCCCTGCCGTAGCAGTTGTCGTAACGACGAGCATACGAAGACGAGAGCGTCCAACAGTGAACGCCCCCGTTGCCGTGACCCGTTTTGATTTTACGTCAGAACCGGACATTTAAAACTACCCCTATTAGGCGTCGTAGCCGAAGATTTCGATCAACAGACGACCTGCGGTGTAGGCCGCATTCGCCGTGCCCTGACCAACGAGGTAGAGGTACTGATTGGCAGCGATGTCGGTGCCAAAGACAGCCGACCCCAAAGCCAGAGTGCCAGAGTTGATGACCTGCGTTTCGGTCAGGGTCGAGATCGCGACGTCTTCCACGCCCGTACCTTCGGTGGCCGAGTACAGGTCGATGTCGGTGTCGCCACCCGCTGGGAGCTCGTAGCAGGTCATGCGAACGCCGAAGACTGTGCCGTTATTGGCAGTCGTGATCCGAGCAATGTAAGCCACGCCCGCACCGTTAGTGCCAATGATGTCGCCCGCGGTGCCGCCAGACTGCAGGCCAGTCAGGTCAAGCATGATCGAGGTGGTCACGATGCCGTTGTTGCGGGCGACGGAGGTTTCGTAAACCGTGCCCGTACCTGCAGTGATGCCGACACCAGCGGGGTTTGCGATGCCAAAGCCAAACGAGCCTGTGATGGTTTCAGCACCAGTGGTGGAGTTAACCGAAACGGTCTGGAAACCGTTTTGCGAACGGACGGGACCGGAGAAAGTTGTGTTAGCCATAGTCTTACCCCTTGCACAAGGTTTTGCCGCGTAGTCTGTGCAACGTCAGGAAGGGCATCCTGTCTACGCAGCCATAAAGCCCTTTGGGCCATACTACACGGGACTGCCCCAAAAGAAAAGGGCGAGGTTTTACCCTCGCCCTTCAAAGCACCAGCCTTTCGACTGATTAAGCCCCAATCGTTCCGTACACGGCCCGAGGGTCCGAGAAACCGAACGAGTAACGCTCGCGTGCCTTGTAGCGCATGTTGCCCGTGTCGAAGTCTGCTTCCATGCCCGTCGAGAGCGGGGTGCGCTCGAAGTGCACGAAACCACGCGGAGCATCCGTCTTGATGAAGAATGCATCGGGGTCTGTCAGGAAGTCGTTGACAGTGTAGCCTTCCGGCAACATGCCCATCGAACGGATGGCGTTCACGTCGTTGTCCGAAGTGCCAACGCGGAGGTTGGAAACCATCAGACGCTCTGCAACGAACTGCAGTTGGCGCGGCAGCACCAACTTCAGGCCACGCAAAGCGGTCTTCAGGCCGCGTTCGTCCACGAAACCAGCGATGGTGATCAAAGCGTCCTCGAGCGAGGTTTCGTTCAGGTCAGCATCAGTGGTGGGGCGGTTCGCAAAGGTCGAACCGTTAACCAGCGGGTGGTTGGTGGCGCAGAGAGCCACGCCGTCGCCGCCAGCCGAAGGTCCCGCCGTGAAGGCGTTGTTCAGGATTGCAGCGGCTTTTACCTGCTTAGTGTGGGCCATCGAACGTGCAAGGGCCTTCGTGTAGCGACTGCCAAGGCGGTCGTACAGATTGTCCTCGACAGCTTCCTCGGTGATCGAGAAGGCCAGTGCGATGGTTTCGTGGTTATACCGAGCGGTGTAGGCTTCCTGAGCATCGTCATACGAGATGCCCGAACCTTCCGATTTGGTCGGTGCTGATCCAAAACCGGACAGCATGACTTCCTCTTCGAATGCACGATCCGAAGACTCGGTGGTGTAGATTTCAGCATGCTGGTTTTCATACCGAGCATACTCCATGCCAAACAAAGCATTGAGACCGGGCTCAAGCTCTTTCGACAACTGGGCGCGCGAAATAGCCATTGATCAGACCCCTTATGCCACCGTGCCTTCGGAATTAGCTTCCAGAAGAGCATGGTTGTTGAACATGACGATCATTTGGACACCAGCAGCCGCAAAGTCCTGATTAATCGGGTTTTCGTAGATACCCAAGATCTTCAAAGGCAAAGAGGCATCCGAAGCGTCCAAAGTTGCAACATCGAGAGAAGCCGATGAGCTTCCGGTTACCGCTGAACCTGACGTACCGGAATCAAACTGGGTGTTCTCAAAAATCGCAGCCTTTGCCGTTGCGCGGTCAGTGAACGACGCATCGGTCGCAATCACAAAACGCTGCAGTGGGTTGTCATACACATATCCGACGATGTCGAAGTTTGTGTTTGCATAACCCGAACCGGGCCAGAAGTTTCCGAAGACCTTCTTTCCGGTCGTAGAAGAGACGTATTCACAGCCTTGAAACGCACCGACGTGTTTATAGGTGTCGCCCGAAGCAGAACCAGTGATGGCAATTTGACCAGCATTGACTGCAATGACAGGGGAACCTTGATAAATAGCCGAAGCGGTCGAGCCGATGAAATACGCGTTAGTACCTTGGCTGTTGGGTGCACCACCAGCAAGGTTGATCGGGCGAAGCCCGAACGAACCAGTCGCGTTAGCCATAGACGTTGCTCCTAATTAGTCGGACTTTTTACGTCCGCCAAATGATACCCGACTTTGCCGTTGTTGATTGATCGGCATCGACGGATGTTGCTCTTTCATCAGGTCCTGATCGACAGCTTCCATTTGTTCGCGGGTCCGGCCCCCGTAATACGCGGTTCTTTCGTGGACTGTTTCGACAGGTACTCGGGTGAGGATAAGACCACCGTTTCCGATGACCCCGGCATGCTTGCCGTCCTCGATAGTTGGGGCTTGGTATCCCGGATGCTCTTCCGCACGGACGGGCTCATAGCCCTGACGAATGCGGTTAAACACGTTACCCTTATCCTCTTCGCCTCTGATAGAGGCGCGTACCCACCGATGTTTGTATCCTTCAGGAGGCGGCGGGGCATCAAGGGTGCTGGGCGGGGCCCAAGGCTTACGGCGCGATGTTGTGTCGCGGGTTGCGCTTTCGCGTGGTGTTCTGTCGGTCATGATCTCAATCCTTCACATACTTGGCATATTCTTCCAGCGGAACGTTTAACCGTTTCGCCATCGCAACCTGCGAAGCTGTGAGCTTCACTGACCTGCGCCCCTGTGTAGCGGCCTTAGATGCAGACGCAGCGACAGAGGCGACTCTCGCTGGTGCAGCCGATTGTGACGTCTTGAACCTGTTCGGGAACTCCCGACGAACACGACGATCAATCTCACTATAGTACTCTTCTGACGTTGGGTCAAACCCCTCGTCTTCCACAAGTGTACTGTGGATTGCTAGAGCACCTGCGGTCAGCATCTTGTCCGTGCCAAACCACTCGTTCTTCTCCGCCCAAGTCTTTGCCTTGCCGTCAACTTGCGGCTGTGCGGCCTGTTGGTACTGCTGTTGTTGGACGGGCATTTCCTGCCCAGCGCGTTCATCACGTTCCGTGCGTTCTGTCCGCTGTTTTGCAAGCCGATACCGCTCTTGGTCTATGGAAATCTTGCCCATCTGTTCTTGTGCAGACACCAAGGCTTCAGCATCGCCAGACTCATAGGCCTTCTTAAAGGCGTCCTTGGCCGCAGCGGCCTGTGCCTCAAGACGTGTGCCGTATTCGCCCAAGTAGCCAGAATCCAACCCTTTAATGCGTTGCTTTAGGGCCTGATTCTCTTGGTAAAGGCGCTCAGAAAGACGCTTGCTTTCCTCACCCACGCGCTGTTCGCGGCGATACCTTTCCGTAAGCTGGTTGATCCGGGTTTTGGCCTTTCTGCCATAATCCGCAAGTTCGTCATCGGAATCGTCTGCAAGGACCTCTACCTGAGAGCCCTCTTCGACTTCAACGTCGATATCATCATTGTCATCAGACATGAGTGCCTCCTTAGATGTGTTGGATGTCATCGGGTTCAAGAATTGTCGCGATTACCTCGTCATCATTGATGATGCGGACTTCACCGCCATCAATTTTAAAACGAGACCCCGCATAACGGCCAATGCATACCCATTGACCTTCCTTGCACCACGGTTCTGGGCTGTCCCCAAACTTGTTTGAGTCTTGATAGGCCGCAGGGCCAATCTTGAGGACATACGCAACAACGGTGGCAAGGGCTTCGCGTTCGCGAACCTGATCCGGA